TTCTCTGCATCATCATTCTTATACCAAAGGCTAAAGTATTTTCTAACAATCCAGCCGTTATATTTTGGCTCGTTGTGTACCTTAACTTCTAGCTTGATACTTTCATTACCAGCAGCTGACACGTGTTTAGTGCATTCGCTGATAATACAATTATAATCACCTTTCGGTATATAAGAGGATGACTCCTCTTCCCTAGACTCTACGTTTGTAAAATCAATTCCATCAAAGTCAGACATTATGCTTCTCCTTTAAATCCTAACTTGTTAATAATATGTGATAGGTTAGGTTCCTCTAAGGCTTCTAACTTACCACTCCTGTCCTTAGCAATATAATTAGCGCCAAGAGTTGTTTGCAACCAACGTTCGGTTGTCTTGTTTCCTTTTTCATCTTCGGTATCAAATGTTCTCAAACATAACACTTCATCAAAGAAGTAAGGAATTTGCGTAGGCAGTTTAGCTCCAACCATCATCGGTTGATAGTGCAACATACCTGTAGCCTCATCTCGTACCTCTTGCTGTTTAGCAATAAATACAACATGTATTGGAAGGTCCCTAAATCTACGCATCGTTTTAGTCATTATTTGAATAACCTCTCCATACGCTTTTCTTGGGTCCTTGCTTTTCTTCAACTCGTTGCCCAGAACAATCTCTGACATTTCTGTCACGCTGTCTAAACAAACAGTATCGTAGTCTAACTTGCCACTTTCTAATAGCTGTGCAATTTCTTCTATCTCAGCTGCTTCTTTGACTTCAATAGCAGTCACGTTCTTAGCATCTTTAATAGATAGAAGGCCAGCTTCCATACTGACGACAAGAGTTTTTCCTGGAACGGTCTGACAAAGAGTTGTTTTACCAGCTCCAGAGATTCCGTAAACCAAAAGTTTGGCACCTTGCAATTCGACCAAATCGCTCGGGCTTTTTATACGACTTAAAATATCGCTCATATCATTTCTCCTAAAGATAAAATAATAGTATACAGATAAAATTTATAACTGTATACTTTTAGTTCAAAATAAATTTATTACAGAAAGCAACTATGAGCGAAGTCAATAAAAATCAATGGAAAGTGAATTATTTATACAGGCTACAGCAGTTATGTAATAAAGATTTAGAATCTTTATATGCTAACAAACTAGAGCCAGAATACAAGGAGAGAGAAGTGAAACGTATATCTTTAAAAGATTATATTGCCTATATAGGCAACGCTGGAGCGGCAAAATTATTTGAATGCTCTGAAGCAACAGCAAAGTCCTGGAGATATGGTAGGCGTCAACCGTCTATTAAACAGGCTAAAAAGATAATCAAAGCAGCAGATGGAAAGCTAGACTTTGAATCTATCTATGGACCACTTGAAACTACTTTTGAAGAATAGCAGAAGTGTTCAACGTCAAAGCAACAGCAGAAGACTCTGCGTTGGATTTAGCGCTTGCCTATGCAGAATCAGGTTTTAGTGTAGTACCTTTACTACGCCATAATAAAGTTCCGCCTAGAGAACTTGGAAGCTGGGAAAGATTTAAAAGCGAACAACCAACGACAGAAGAAATAACGAAATGGTTTCAAGGTCGCGATGATTTAGTCGTAGCTTTAGTGACTGGAAAGTTTTTAGTTATAGATGCAGATACTCCAGAGGCGGTCACGTGGGCTGCTAATAATTTACCTGTCACACCTTTAAAGGTAGCTACTGGTAAGGGTATGCACTATTACTATAACAACCCAGAAAATTTTACAACTTATGTCGCTCGTAGAGTTGCTGATTACGACCCAGCAAAACTTATAGATATAAGAGGCGTCGGTGGCTTGATTATCGCCCCCTATAATATTCATGCTACTGGCGCCATCTATGAACCCCAAGTAATACCAGGTTGGGAATTGCATGATACAGGTGACTTGCCAGACTTCTCTCGCGAAGATTGGGTAAAAGTTACTGGCGCAGATAAAATAAACGGAAAACCTATAGCGACACCTCTCTCTCTTGAAGCCGCTGCAGAAGGAAGCCGTAATGATACTGCAGCTAGATTGGCAGGTTATCTGATTGCTAAGGGATTGAATACAGACTTCACTCAATTCTTTTTGCAGTCTTGGAACAGAAGCAATAAACCACCCCTAGAAGATTCAGAGATAGCTACAACAGTTAACTCTATTATGAAGACCCATGAGCGTAAGAACCAAGCTGCTCCAAGTTATATATCTAAGAACAGGGTTATTAAAGAACCAGCAGAACTTTATAACCCTCCAGGAATTATTAAAGACATCTATGAATATTCAGAGCAGATAGCTCAGATATCTCAACCAGCTTTAAGTTTGCAGTCAGCGTTAGGCGTTGGCTCTGTTGTTGCTGGTCGTATGTATAAATCAGATATGAATAACTTTTCGTCTTTGTATTTTATGTGTATTGCAAAATCTGGTCAGGGTAAAGAAAATACCAAGACAGTTATTGAATCTGTATTAGATAACTCTGGCCATATAGATTTAATGGCTGGGGATGGTTATACATCAAGTGGAGCTGTCTATAGTTTGCTTCGTCATAAACCAACTCACATTACTGTAATGGACGAGTTTGGTAAAAGATTAGAAAGTATAGCCAAGTCATCGAACTCTAATAAAGAAGACGCCCTGCAAGCTCTCATGGAGGCCTGGGGCCGTTGTCACGGTACTATCAGACCAGATAACTACTCTCTTATGAATATGTCTAGCAAGCAACAGCAAGAAGCTATGGATAGATCAACAATTAAACCAGCTATAACACTTATGGGTATGAGTGTTCCAAAGAATTTTTACGGTGCTTTATCTACAGGCAGAATTGTAGATGGATTTTTAAATAGGTTTATTGTTGTTGAGTCTAAGCTTCCTAGAGTTGTTGGCAAGATGGTGCCATTTAGAGAACCTTCTCACGCTATATGTGAATGGGTTAGAAAGATGCGAGAGACTAAAAATGAAATGGAAGAGCTGGCTAAAAATAATTCAGAGCTAGACTTTAAACAACGTGTTCTTACCTTTGATAACGAAAGCAAAGACCTACTAACCACTCTTGCATATAAATTAATAGAAGAACAAGATGCCTTAGAAAAAGACGGGCTAGAAGTATTGTTATCAAGAACTAGAGAAAAGGCTATGAGATTAGCTTTGATATGCGCTTTAGCTGATAATCATAATACCAATATTATTAGAAGTGATATAACCAAGTGGGCAATTGATTATGTTTATTACTATGACCAATTACTTGTAGATAACTGTGAAGACAAAGTTGCAGGTTCAGAGACAGAAAGCAAGATAAAACAAGTTTTAAGCTTTATTAGGTCGCAAGGAGATATAGGTATTAGTAAGCGTGATATAGATAGGCGTGAGATATTTAGAAGTATGAAGTCATACGAAGTAAAAGAAATTATAGAACGATTAAAGAACTCTGGAGAAATCCAAGAAAAAGATGTAAAAGTAAAAGCAACAGGTAGACCAACCAAACGTATTGTTGCTATTGACCCTGAGTTCTTTGATGATTAAAGGAGTGGAATATGAATCCAAAACCAAAGATGGAAACAATAAGCGACCAGAAACGCGAGGAGCGTGTAGCTGGTTTTATAGAAGGATTATGGGATGTTAGGTGCAATAAGCTACCAGTATCTTACGGACTAGATTACTGGTGTGAGAGTAGTGATACCTGTTTTTGGTTAGAAGTTAAATGTCGTAGCTTCGGTATAGATAGGTATGACACTTTATTACTTAGCACCTCTAAATTAAGAATGGGTGCTGCTTTATCTTTAGCTACTGGCCATCCTTTTGTCTTGGTGTTTGCTATGACTGATAGCGTTTACTCACATACCTGGAAAGCAGGTAAAGAGTATGACGTTAGATTCGGTACGATAGCAGAGCCTATCTACGAAGAAGACTCAGAGCCTTATGTGCATTTAAGTAAAGATGAAATGACTTGCCTGTCAGAACATCCGCTAGGATTTGATAGAGAAGAAATGGGTTTAACTTATAATAAAAAAAGTTAGGCTATTTGGTTAAGTCTTTGAGCTATATCTTCGTTAGCTGGAGAGTTTCCTAAAAGGCTTCTGCTAATAGGAGCTTGGCTTTGAGAGCCTAAACTGGTTGGAACAATATCTGGTAAATCTGGTACA